CTTTTGATGATTTTACTGACAAGATTCTTGAAAATTGCGAGGACATGGAAACAAAGGTACTTGAGGAACTTAAAAAAGAAGCTCCGTCGATTGTAAAAAAAGAGCTGATGAAAGTTCAGAGACATGGAAAACTTCCGCCCGGTCGTACAAAACATATGCACGCAGACGTCAAAGCTACTATCGCAAAAGATAAATGGGGATATAAAGAGCTAAAGATAAAAGGCGGTAAACAGACGGGCTCTTTATGGCACATAGTAAATGACGGCACCTATAAAAGCAAGGCAACGCATTTTATTGATAAAAGTATGGACGCCATAGACAACATGACTAACGACGTTATAAATGCTGTTATGGAAGAAGAGAGTAAAAAACAATGAAAAACAAAGTATATGAAATTTTAAAACCGCTGAAATATCCTGTATCGTGGCAAATAAGACCTAAGCTTGACAACAAAAATACTATTGTTATTTCATTTCATTTTTTCAACGAGGGCAACAGCCTATTCGGTGACGGTAAAAGTATTAAGCAAGGCGGAGCGGTACAGGTAGATGTCTTTTCTCTTGTAGATTATACAAATGCGGTAAATCAGATAAGACAAGAGATGACAAAAAATAAGTTTAGGTACTATGAATCATACGATGATATCGAAGATGTCGGGAATCAACAAATATACCACAAGGTAATACTGTTCAATTATGACGAAAGCGAGGTTAGATAATGTCAACATATAAAATAAATGTGGTAGGCTTATGGGTAGCAGAAGTGGAAAAAGACACAGACACAGAGCTAACATTTAAGAAAGTCGAAAAAATTGCAGAAATGCAAGAGATACAAGTATCGCCTAAAATCGCCGAGGGACACTTATACGGAGATGGTAGAAAGGTACACGCAACTAATAAAAAGACAAGCTATGAAATGTCTGTTGATATGACCGCTCTTCCACAAAAATTCAAGTCGTACATTGAGGGAACGACAATAAATACAGGTGTGGAAAGTGGAACATCAAAAGACCGACCGAGGGCATTTGCAGTCGGATTTAAAGTTGAAAAAACTGAAAATAAATCACAGTGTATATGGTTTCCTTATTGTAAGGCAAAACCTACTGAGGAATTAGTAAAACAATCGGAAGAAAATCTAAATTATTCAACTGATAAGCTAACAATCACAGCGCTTGAACATAAAGCTGTAAATAGATTTTACACAAAGATAGATGAAGATAATGCAGATGTGACAAGCGAAATGGTAGAAAATTTCTTTACAAAAGTACAAACAAAGGACACTATAGAAAAAGGTGTGTAAAACTTATTGTATCTCCTTTTGATTTGTGATATAGTATATTTCAAAAGGAGGTACATATAATGAAAAAGAAAATAATATATTATGGATCTGCTGTATTAATTGGCATTTTGATAGCTTTATATTTGTGTGGAGATATTATAAACAGCGCATTGTTGCCAGATTACAAGGTAGAAGATATCACCGCAAACGATAGGGCTAAGCTGTACAGATTTGAAATAACAATAAATAAAGACATCAGTAAAAAAGATGTTGAAAGAATTGGGAAACAAGCAATAATAGCACTTAAACAAGAAAAACACGAAGCGAATACAGTTATGGTATTTATTTTTAAAGATGATAAGTTGTATGCGAGGGTAAACTTTGAGAAAGAAGAAGAAAACCTAATCGCAGAAAAAAGCGGAAAATACAAGGATTTATACTATACAATAGACCTTGAAAATAAATAGATTTAAAAATTATAAGACACTCTAATGGGTGTCTTTTTTAATGCAAAAAAGGAGCTGAACTAATTGAAGATAGCTGTAAACAGAGTAGAGCCTATCACTCTTGAATTTGAAAACGGAGAAAAAAAGATAATCTTGCTGAATAACTCTGCACTAATGATACTTACAGAGGAGTTTGGAGATTTAAATACAGTATTGGAAGAGTCTACAACAAAGCCTATCGAACTATTATCAAAACTGATATATGCAGGTGTTAAAGTAACTGATACGACATTTACTTACGAAGAAGCCCAAGTCATAGCAATAAACGGCGGATTTGATTTACTTGTTGGACTTACTGAGCATTTAGCACAAGTGCTAAGCGGATACTGTAAAGATGAAGATTTAAAAAAAAATATCTTGGCGAAGGTAGAGGAACAGATAAAGCAAGTCACAAAATAGATTGGAATATGCTGTATTACCTTTACTGTGTTGAGATGAAGCAAAGCGAAGATGATTTCTACAATTCAACACTTGCAAAAGTAATAACTTTGCTTGAAATACATTTTGAATTGAAATACAAAAAAAGAGAGCAAGAAATAACAACAAATGATATAAATGACTTTTTATAGAAAAGAGGTGATATAGTGGCGGGATTCGTAGGATATAAAAGGACGATACAATTAGGTTTTAATTATGATGAAGTAAAGCAAGGCATACCCGATGTCAATAAGCAAATGGCTTTACTGGATGCAGAATTTAGAAGAGCAAAAGCGCAAGCCGAGACGAGTGGTAACGGCTTTGATAACTTAGGACTTAAGCATGAAAGGCTATCACAGAAGATAGTAATGCAAAGAGAAAAAGTAGAGGCATTAAAAAGAAGTTTAGAAAAAGCAGAAAACTCCAAGAAAAACAATTCAAAGGCTGTAGCAAGATATACTATAGATTTGAAAAATGCAGAAACTGAACTAATCAAAATGGAAGCAGAACAGAAAAAGCTTACAAAAGAGTTAGAATTTCAAAAAACTAAACTTGGACAAGTATCTACAGCTTGGCAAGATTTTACACAAAACGCTCAAGATTCAGGCGCAAATTTAGATAAAGTTGCAGGTAATATGCAAAAAATTGGAGCGGGCATGGTCGGGCTTGGCGCAGCGTCATCAAAGCTTTTTTTAGACTTTGACAAAGAGTTTCAAAAGGTACTTACCATATCTGATACAGCTCAAGTTAGCAATGAAAAACTAAAACAAGGTGCATTAGATGTTGCAAAGACTTATAATGTTTCAGCCGGAGAAACCGCAAATGCGCTATATGATATTTTGTCATCGGGAATACAGACCTCTGATTCATTAGAGCTGTTATCTCATACCGCAAGACTGGCAAAAACAGGAATAACTGATATGACAACTGCAGGTGATATCCTTACAACTATAATGAATACTTACGGGATAAGTGTAAAAGACGCTGTTAAGATAACGGATCAACTTATAATCACGCAAAAGTTAGGTAAAAATACTGTTGGAGAAATGGGAGCTCAGTTTGGTAAGGTTGCAGGACTTGCAGGGACAATGGGAATTCCGTTTGAAGAACTTGGAGCTGCACTTTCAACTATGACTATAAAAGGTGTAAAGGCTGATGAAGCTATCACATCGATTAGAGGTATAATGACATCAGTTATTCAACCTACTAAAGAGGCAAAAGACGTTGCGAGCCAATACGGTATAGAGTTAAGTGCTACTGCCCTACGTTCAAAAGGTTTCAGTGGTTTCTTAGATGAAGTTGTGAAAAAGACGCATGGAAACGATGAAGCATTATCGGCTATGTTCGGTAATGTAAGAGCTTTGAACGGTATGCTAATGCTTACTGGTAAAGAGGGAATGAAGACATACAAAGATAATCTTGAGCAAATAAGAAATGCTACAGGTGCAACGGATGAGGCTTTTGAAAAAATATCAAGTACCACAAGTGCTAAAGTCGCAAGCGCTTGGAATAAATTAAAAACATCAGCGATTGAAGCAGGTGCAGCATTTTCTCCGTTCATTGAATTATTGTCAGGATTCTTGGAAATACTGTCAAGAACACCACCGCAGGTAGTCGTTGTAATATCTGCTATAGGGGGGCTATTACTAACAGTAGGAACAATAATAAAGGTATTAAACGGAATATTTGGGGCTAACGGTCTGATAAGAACAGGCATGGGATTACTACAAAGTTTCAATGGGCTTTTAGCAGATGCGACATTTGTTTCTCTTGCAAAATGGGCAGCACTTATAATAGGAGTAGCTCTTGCAATTACAGCTCTTGTAATCGCTATAAACTATCTGATTGGCAGGGGTAAGGAAATGAATAGCGGAGTAAAGGATATTACAAGCTCCATCAGTAACGCTAAACAATCTGTAAATGGTGTGGGTAGACGTGGATACGCAATAGGCACAACATACTCACAAGGCGGAAGTGCGAGATTGCACGAATACGGAGATGAAATCGTGGATTTACCAAGCGGTTCAAGAGTATATACTGCGGAACAATCAAGACAGATGACAGATAGTATGAAACGTAACGACGATAAGATTGTATCAGCTATTGATAGATTATATAAAAAGCTTGAAAGTCTTGAAAATAAGGTATTAAGATTACCTGACAGGCAGTTAATGCTTAGCAGAGAGATGGGGTGATTGAGTGGATAGCAAAAAAGGAACTAAAAGTATATCAGGAAATATCGGGAATTATACTCAAAAAATAGCGTCATTAAGTAATAACAGCATATACACTCTTACAGATGTACATTACAGAGTATACCTATCACTTAAAAACGGAGACAGGGCACAAGGAAGAATTACTATCGGGCATTATCAGACGCCTATAATATATTTTAGGTATGGACTTTCATTTTTTGTTGTACCAGACAAGGATAAGATTATTGAGAATTATAAAAACTACGGAATTAACGGTATATCTCCATTTCAATTTAATTCCAATTGGAGTGGCGAGCAATCATCAGAATTTTCAATTATAGCAGAGTGCTCGGTAGTACCTACTATCTCAAATCTCAAAATAGAGGCAACATCAATCAGACAGCCGATTAAAGTAACATGGGATAGCGAAAGACAGGAAAAGTATATAATAAACGCTAAGCTTGATGATAAAGTCATATATACAGCTCAAGGCAACGCAGAAAAAACACATACCATACCTGCTCACACTTTAAAAGAAAAAGACAGAATACAAATAGAAGCACAAGTGTTGTATTCCGACAATGGCAATCTGTCATCGAGTGCTTGGGCGAAAGAGCATACTAACCTAACAATAAAAGATGACAGTCCTAACATAAAAGAGATTGAAACAACTACATTAAATATTGACAGCATAAGAAAAATCAAATGGAAATCAGACAACCAAGACACTTACAAATTAGAAGTAAACGGAGTAATATATACAGGCTTAACTGAAAAAGAATGTCTAATATCCGTTGACCATCTGCACTGGGGGCAAAATAACGCAAAGTTGACATTAACTAACACGATAAACGGTATTACTGCAAGTGTTGAGAAAGAATTTTCGTTTACTGTGACCGCAGACAATCCTACAATAACGGCATTGGATCCGAATAATGTTGATGTAAATATTGATAAACCTGTTGTAATAACTTGGAATACCGTACCTGCACAAAGTAAATTCACATTGAAAGCTAATGACACTACCTACACAGGTACAACGATGATGGGCGTGACTGTCCCGGTAGGAGTATTTCATACTAATACGAATACAATTTCTATAACGGCTACAAGGTATATACTCGGTCAAACATTGACGGGTACAAAAACAGTGACTTTCAACGGATACGGCAAGCCTACAGCTCCAACATTTGATGAAAAGTCTATATACAATACTGCATTACCTGTTTTTCACTGGACGAGCAAAGAGCAGACGGCGTATCAAGTGCAGGTCGTAGAAGAAAATAACAACGTATATATTGATAGCGGAGAAGTCGTATCTACTGATAGTTTTTACAAGGTATCTAAGAGCTTGAAAAACAAAACTAAGTATATTGTAAAAGCAAGGATACGAAGTAAATTTGGATTATGGTCTGATTACGCACAAAAGGAAATAACAACATCTTTTGATGTTATAGCTCCTGCAACTCTTACACTGTTTGAAGATACAGACGGCGGAATAATCATCAATACTACTAATCAAAACAATGCTAAATTTGCAAGGTCTGAAGTATGGCGTAAGGATGATTTTTCAGACTGGAAGAGAATAGGATATAATCTACCGCTCGTAAGCTCGTTCAAGGATAATACAATAGCAAGTGGAATAAAATATTATTATAAAGCTATCACGTTTACGCAATCAGGTGGAGCAAGCGAAAGTGAAATTAAGACTTACAGTATGAATATTGATAGGTCTTTTTTTGTTGATATAGAAAGTAACAAGAGTATTTACCTTGGATATAGTTTTTCAGAAACTCAAGATATTAAGATAAAGCGAATACAAGATAGAAAAACAGTGCTGTATCAAGGCAAATCAGCTCCCGACATCGAGATTGGCGAAAGTGATTATAAACAGATAAGCGTTAATCTTGCATTCAAGACATATCAAGAATTTAAAGCATTTGAATACTTTATTGATAGTTCAAAAGTATTAATGTTTAAAGACAGAATAGGTCGTAAGATATACTGCTGTGTGTCTTCTTGGGGCGAAGAAGAATCAAACACATTCGGATTTGTAGGTATTACGCTTAATCTTGTTGAGGTTAATTTCATCGAAAAAGATATTTTTGACGGTGGAAGAAAACTAAGACTTATTAAGCTTGACGAGGGATGGAAGCTCGATACAGGATTGACTGCAGATATGGCAATATATGAGTAGGTGATAAGAGATGAGAAAGATTGAATTTGAATATGAGCTATATAACAAAGACGGGCAATTCAAAAAGAAACTGTATTCAATAACTAACTGTAATGTAAGATATACAAGTTTAGGGCAGTTAAAAGGCAGTGCTACATTTACTACAAAGAGTAGAAAGGATATTGACTATCTCAATGATAGAATCAAGATATTTTGTATAATTGATGGTATAAGAAATCCACTCGGCGAATATCTTATAAGCAGTGGTAAAAGGAGCATTCAAAGTGGCGTTGTATATCGTGAATGTACCTGCTACAGTAAGCTATTGATACTACAAGATGATAGAGTAAAAAACACTTATTCAGTAAATATTGGAACAAATGCAATAGTTGAGGTAAAGCGTCTTTTAGGCTCTTTACCTTTTATTTTGGACGATAGCCCACTAACTTTACAATCAAGTAAAGAGTGGGAGATAGGCACATCTAAGCTGCAGATTATCAATGATTTGTTAGATATAATAAATTGGAACTCTTTAAGAGTAGACGCTAACGGTGTATTTACAACAGAGCCTTACACATTGCCTATCAACAGACAGATAGATTTTGTATTGAAAGACGATGAGAACTCTATAATCTATCCTGAACAAGAAGAAGAGCTTGACGCTTTTTCGGTGCCTAACGTGGTAATACTTAGGACTAACAATAGTGACATAACACCGCCTCTATCAAGTGTTTACGAAAATCATAATGCAGATAGTCCAATGAGCATAGAAAGTCGTGGCAGAGAGATAGTATATTTTGAAGATGTGCAAGACGTACCAAATCAAGCTATATTAAATGATTTAGCACGAAAGAGGTTATACGAAAAGACAGATGTATATTCGCACATCGAACTAACAACAGCAATACAGCCCGAAGCATTTGGGTATTTGAAATGTATTTATCTACAAACTAATAGATTTGATGGCAAATACATTCAGACATCTTGCGAGATAGATTGTAAGGCAGGCGGACAAATGAAGAGAACATTAAGAAAGGTAGTGAGACTATGAAGATAAGATACGCCACAGTAACGTCTGTATCGCCTTTTAAAGTCAAGTTCGATATAGATAACGTTGAAAGTCAAAATACGAGCTACAAGCGTTTAAATGCGTATACGCCCGAACTTGATGACAGAGTAGTATTTATAGACAATTTGTGCCTTGGGAAGGTGGTGTAATATATGCCAATAAACTTAGAAAGATGGAAAAATCAAGAGGATTTGACAAGTCAAAATTTTAATAGAAGATTGTTGGAACTTGAAACGCATTTCAATTCGTTAGCAGAAAAAAATACAAAACTTGAAGAAGAAAATACTAACCTTAAAAAGCTTTTGGATAATAAAGTTGAGAAAACAGATAAAACAGTCTATAAGAAACTACAAGATGTACAAGGTACAGATGTTGATATTCTTGTTTTTGCAAAGAATTTGAAAGCGTCAGGATTTTTTCAATTGTTTTATCAAAATAAAAATGTACCAACCACAGGCAATTGGGATTGGGCTTACGCTGAACTAATATACCAAAATAATAATGCTATACATTTAAAACTTACAGCTTTATTCCCACCTTATAGCACAGCTACTTGTCACTACATTAATGGTGCATGGCAAAGTTGGGTAGTTGTTTAAACTGTAGTTGTATATTTTTGCCAACCTGTTATCCATTTTTTCTGACCTGCACTATAATATCTGAAATATACATTTTGAGTAGAGCTTTGGTGCAATGTTGCTAAATATACATCAGATTCATTATGACTGTATCTTATACAAGCTCCCCAATCTTGAAAAGGCATATCAGGGCAGTTTCCACAGGTGAATTGTCCTTGTTCGTATCCTAAATCTATTATACTTTGAATCTTGTTTGAAATTTCAATGTGTTCAATTTTGTTTTTTTCAAGATATATGATATTAGTTTTATCAGCTTT